GGTCTCTCTAAGAAATCTTTTATCGTGTGATCACGGTAATCTGTCATTGAATCCAGGGTAAACCGATCTGGTTTTTGAATTGAGGGATAAGCTGAAGTTGAACGAGATCCACCTTCAGAAAAATAGGTTAAAATTTTTGTTTATAATATTTAAATTTTGTTCTTGTATATTCGCAGGTTATTTTAATTTCGAAAAGTATGTCAACCCAGACATTATTTTCTAGCATATCACTGGATTTTTGGGGGCTGCCTCTGGCGATCCTGAGAAGTAACCGTAAATACGGACGCCGGGTTAAAATTTTAAAGTAGTTAAACTGACACATTTTTGATATGCGCTCCTGTGACAGAGATAAGCATCTAAAATTTGGATTGATTTTGACTTCTTGTCTGAAGTGTCTGTAAAGTAAAGACTACTGAGCAAATTCGTACGAACCATCTTTAACCTGACATAGAAAGTCATCGCGATTCACAAATGAACAATGGAATGGTTTACCCATCATGTGCTTATGAGACACCTGACGAATAATACCCATCCATGTCATATGTATTTTTGGATCGTGGAGACATAACTCTTTATTCATGATCTCAAAATTATCACGGAGGATTTTATATTGATCTTCATCAGAATTATGCATCCAATTCGACATCTCTAGAATCGTTTCTAATTTCAGGGGGGCTACAACTTGACAAATTTTACGTTCATAACGAAAAGCTCTTTTTAGAAATGTAGCATCTTTTAAAGGTTTTGTTGATAATTCAACCCCACACTTTGCCTCATCAGTCAATGTCATCGAAATTTCATCGAGTGTTTGAGCCATAGATATAAGGTTGAATCGATCTTTTATATCGGGATGAACTGAAATCAAAACGTCATCACCGTAATAAATACGACGAGTGTACTTATCAAACATTTTTGCGGATTTTAAATTACGGTCGTCTTTGAAAATTTGCCTCCATGCATAATATGAGACAAATTCATTGACAAATGAATTTTGAGGGGCAGTAGTTGGACAACCAGATGGAATTCCATTTCGAACTGTATAAACGACACTTTCATCTCCAACAGTAACAATGTGGTTATGAATATAGCTTTCTAAACCAATTTTTCGGATTAAATCTGAAAAGTCTTCTTTCG